GTCTCGCCTTTCAGTCTGTCAGATAACGCGGCAGGCAAACCTAACTTTGCTGCCACCTCAATTTGCATTGTGCGTACGGTCTTGGCTGTTAGTTCACTCTGCACGCGGTCGAGTTCTGCCTTCAAGCGTTCTGACTCTGTCATTTCCGCCTGCTTGCGTTCCTCTTCCAATTTCTTGTAGCGTTCTAATTCAGCTGCCGCTTTCTTTGCCTGTTTCAATTCGTCTCGCTGCTTGCGAATGAGATCCATCGCACGCGCCTTGTCAAATTCTTCAGGCTGTTCGTCAACCTCAGTCGTGGTGTCCTGCACCTCAACATCAACCATCTCGGTTTTAGGGTCTTCGTTAGTCATCTTGATTACCTCCGATTAATTCCGCTCTCGCGGCTCATTTATTACGAATTGGCGGCTCTGCGCCTAATAATTCCCATAACGGTACACGCGCATTCATGTTGCCATAAACGTCATCGTGCCTGTGTCCTGATAAATCTGAAAAGTTGAACGCGCCGCCCTTCCAGGCGTCCCATGTTTGCGCTCCCATCATCTCTTTCTGCTGCGCCTCTGATAGCGTCGAGAACCATTCTTCGCCGGTCTGCTCTGGCTCGCTCCAGATCTTGACGTGTGGGATTGCAACACACCGGCAGTTGTAGTGTCCGTTCAACCGCTCCGTATTTGGGAACACTTTGCCGTGTTGAGATAAGCAAGCCAGACAAGTTGACGCGTCTTTACTGCTCCACCATGTCCAGCCGTCCACCACGTCCTGATTAGCTATGAATTGCGCGTGAGAGGCATCTCGGTAAGTGTGAAGCATTGAGGTACGTGTCATTCGCATTGCATCGGTCAATCCACCGCCCATAATGCGCTCAAATGTCTTGGCGACTTTGGTAGGGTTGTAACCAAACGCAACCCCTTCTGTCAGCGCGTCTGCCAGTTTGGCTGTGTTGTCCGCGCTGTAAAGGCTCAACCGCTTCCATAGCGGTGAATCTTCCTGCAAGTAACCCAGCATATTGAGCACCGCGTCTGTGTTAATCCGCTGCGGCATCGCCAATCCGAAGTTGGCAAGGTACGCGTTTGTCTGCTTGATTGCCAGTTCCGCAGCCGCTCTCGTGCCAGTTCTGATTTCGATCTCGGTGTAAGCCGCGTACTTGTTGAATTCTTCTTCAGCTGACTTCAATAATGACTTGTATTGCGCTAACCTGTGAACCTGCCCTGTGGTCGGCTCTTCCATCTTGCTCATTGCCAGAATCAGCGAGTCCATCTTCGGCAATAAGCGCGTGTACAATTCGCGGTACGTCTTTGCCAAGCGCATAAGCGTAGCCGCGTCCTGCCGATCAATGGCTTTCTTGAACGCAATCGCAAGTTCAGTCGCTGTTGGCATTCACATCCTCCAATATCGGCAACCTGTAATGCGCAATCCGCTTTTCTGCAATCTCGACATACTCCGCCTCCCGCTCAATGCCGATAAACTCACGCCCTTCCAACACGCAAGCAATGCCAGTCGTGCCAGAGCCTGTGAACGGGTCAAGCACCACGCCGCCTGTTGGCGTTTTCGTGAGCCGAACAAGGTAGCGCATCAGTTCGATTGGCTTGACGGTGGGGTGGTGGTTTTGTTTTGCAGTTGTAAAGCGTTCGGATACGGGGTCGCAATAACCTTCTGGCTCGTCGCCCATAGCGTTCATGGTCGCAACACGTCTAACCGGCATCCCCTCCAGCCCAGCGTTGCGCTCGCTTCGGCTGGCTTTAGCGCAGTAAAAGAAGCGCGAGGCAGAGTTTCCGTCATTGCCATAAGTATCCCTAAACGCTGTTCTTCCAACACCAAATATTCCTTTATCAGCAGGACTTGGCACTTTATTGCCAGCAGGATGCGTCATCGGAAACAACTCTACAACCTCGTCCGAGCCGTCGTGAATGAAGTTGGCAGGGAAGCGACCGAGAGTGTTGCTTGCAACTGGCTCTGTACGCTTGCCGTCAGGCAACTCCCCAACACTAAATGAATTTCCACCCGCGCCGTTAGGATACGAATAGCTATCATCGGTAGCCACCCTACCCCCGTCAATCCACAAGCCAGCCACGCCCCAAGTGAGCGCGTTATTGACATACGTGCCGTCAATCGGCTTCATCGCCACGACAATCGGCTCAAACGCGGGCTTGAGCGCAGTGCCCCAGCCGTGCCAGAGTTGCGCTTCGGGGGTCGAGGGGGCGGTTCGCATTTGGTCATTGCCGTCAGCATTGCCCCAAATAGCTTTAGATTCAACATTTTTTCTTGGATTGCTTCCGTCTGGTCTAACATATTCGACTGTAACTTCCCTTTCCGCCCCAGCCTGTTTGTCAATCCCCTTGCTGATGTCGTAACTTTTCGGGAATCCGCTCCCGTATACCCAAGCGATAGTGTCACGGATTTCAAACCCAGCGTCCTCAATCGCGCAAGCCAGCCGGTGGTAGGTGCGAGTGCCGCCAAACGCCAGCAGGATCGCGCCGGGCTTCAGCACCCTGAATACGGCTTGCCAAGTTTCAGGCTGGAACGCAATGCCGCTTGAATCCCACTTCTTACCCATGAAACCTAACTCGTAAGGCGGGTCAGTGATGCAGGTGTCAACGCTATTCTCTGGCAGGGTTGCCAGAACTTCAAGACAATCGCCGGTATAGATCAACTATTCCCCCTGCCCAAACGCTCTGAGTAACGCAGCGCCGATGTTGTCGCTGGCTTGCGCCTCGTCTGCAATACGCTCTTCTTCGTCTTCCCAAACGTAACCGCGCAAACCGCTTGCCGTCTGCTTAGAAACGAGCCCTAATTCGAGGTCCGTTCGGATTGCTTGACTTACTTCAGCCTCGTTCACTGGCATAGCTTCTTCCCAAACCACTTTGCCGCCATCGGTATCAGGCGCGTCTGCTAACGCTAACAAGCGGTGGTTGATCTCGGCTATCGCTTCACCATAAAGCCCGCGTTTTTCTTCCAACTTGCTCAGTGCGTCCTGATATAGCACGCGCAAGCCAAAGTTCGTTAAATTGCCTAATTTGTCCGCCATAGATTCAATGTCAACCGTTCTGCCCACGTCGAACAATGCCTGTCTCAAATAGCGGATAAATGCCAACGAACTGGATAGGTCGCTCTGCATTTCGAGGTTCTGAATAAGCGCGTTCGGGTCGGCGGTTGTGACCATCTCGTCCACACCCCACGCGATTTTTCCGGAATTCTGGAAGCCGCGTGCCCAAGTCTTCGGGTAAGCGTGATATTTGATGATCTTCGCGGTGTTACTGGAAACGAAGTTTATCTTGTCCTGCAGGTCAATCAGGTCGGCGGTTATGTCCGGTCGCCCGTAAACGCTCCCAACATCCGGAAGGTTGTGCCAGTGTACAATCGGCGCGAAGTCGTACTCCCACACCTGCTGATTCGTGACCTCCCACCGTGCACCGTTCACGCTCACATAGTCGGTGATAGTCCAATAGCCTGTTTCTGCATCGTGCTCCGTGACCTGTTTGATGGTCTTATCCTTGCCGGTCACAGGGTCGGTGATCGTGTAAGCGATCGTGTACCGGATAATCATGTCAATGTCTTCCGGCAGCGCGTCCATCGTGACGGTTGCAGGGTCTAACACAACCAGTCGCGGGATGAGTTTGCCGTCTCTATTCACCGCGCCATCTGGTAGTATCTTGACGTAGCACGTGCCAGTTTCAGCCCCATAGACCGCCGCGCGTTTCAGCAATTGCATCTTGCGGTTGGCACTCCATACCTCGTCAATGTATTGCTGGACTGGCGCGTCTGATTCGCCAGGAAGATCGAATTGCGGTTCTTTGCCGAATAACATCGCAACCGAGCGGTCAACCAGCAAGCCGATGAAGTTGACAACGATAGCGTCATCGGCGGTCTTGATCGGCGCTTTGTGCTGCCCGCGCCGGTAATTGCGGCTCACGCTGGCTACAGTCGCTCTTTGTACAACCTCGCGCCCTAACAGCGGCTCAAGCAGCCAGTTTCTGAAATTGTCCATTACACCCATAACGCCTCGCTTTTAATACTCATAAAATGGATTCTTGATAACTTGCACGCGTTCCTGCATTCCACTCCACGCAATAGCCAAACTCATCACACAGTCGTCGTGCATTCCATTAGGCGCGCTGTAACTGAATGACCCGCTTGCGTTGCGCTTGCTCTCAAATGACAGCAGTTCACCCACCAGCACCGGATCATTCAACACACGAATCAGCCCATTTTCAAAGGCTGATTGCAGGTTTTGAATAATTGCCTGCTTTGTCGCTGAAGTCGTTGTAAATGGCACGATATTCAAGCCCCGCGTCACCAGTTCGTCAATCACCGGTCTGCCTATCGAGTTGGATTCCACGACCATCGAAGTCAGATTATAGCGGTGGTAGACCGATTCCAACCTGTCAATCAGCACGGGATAATCCACACGGTTGAAGCGGTCCATAAATACTTGCTCTTTGCTCTCAACATCCAGCACGCTCACAACGGTGAAGTCAACGCTCGAAGCCACATCAACGCCGGCAACGTATTGTCTGCCTGCTTGCGGTTCTTGCGGGTCCAGAATAGCCGCCTCTTGCACACGACGGAAGACGCCGCCTTGATCATCCACAAACTCCGCCAGGTAT